ATTTATATATGGCAAATTTCGGGCAGCTCCGGGCAGCTCGCAAAATTTCTGAAAAATGGCGAAAAATAGGCAAAAATCGCAAATTTTTCGGGCAGCTCCGGGCAGCTCCCTATTGGTTAATATATATACAAATTCGCAATATTTGGTCAGCCGCAATTTTTGGTCAGTGAAAATGCCGTTATGTGATAGTTTGGTGAAAAACGCTAAACATTTTAATCAATTACTCTGAGTATAAAAATTTTTGTGCAAGTTGCACATATACAAAAAGATATAAAAAGATATAAAAAGGGCGGCATTACTGCCGCCATATATCAAATATTATATTGTCATATTTTGCTTTAATATTATCTGTTCAAAGATAAATTTAATGTTACTATCACAATAGCGATATGTAAAGCCCTTGTATATATCGTTTATGCCACTTGTAAATGCTTCTGCGTTCTCTCCGTATCTGTTGCCGTTGCTGTATAACGGTACTGCTATTTCATAGGGGAATACATCTTCTAAAGCTTTATAATAGTTATCTTCACCGTATTGGTCTATGAAGTATTCCGGATATTGCAACAGTATGTTATATTTTTCTCTGTCGCCTGCGCTGCCTATTCTGTTGAGGTCTTCCGGGCTGTGCAACCAATCAATACTTTGCATCTGCTCATTGACTACAGGGAAATAACAACGGTTTGTAGTGTCTGCTATGTAAAAATTATCTATGCTCTGCCGTAGAAATGAAGGCTGTACAGGGTATTCAACATCTTGCAAGAATACATCATAAGGTCGGGCAAAGTCTCCGGAAGTACCTACGTTATAACCGTCTAAGCGGTCGGCTTTTGGTATTTCCTTTTCTCCTTCGTAAGCCATTTGTCCGAACTCAAAAGCAATAACTGCCGGGTCTTTGAAACGCTTTGACTTGTATATTTTAATATCTCCCGGCTTTAGTCTGTCCCTGTCTATGTCAATATTAAAGTATCTGTGGTATGGGTTGTATTTGCTTTCATCGTTTAAGTTATTACCTAATAACCACACTTTGCGTTCACGCTTTCGGAATACGGTTGAAAGGATAGATAAAAATTTAGTGATTTCTGCGTCAAGATAACGGCTTTGTGTGTCTTCTATATATTCATCAAATACAGCGTAGTATAAGAATTTCGGAAATACCATTGATTTGTATGCTGTTGCCTGTGATAAATACAAAACAAGTCCGAACAATTCACCATTGAAAAAATACGCTTCTAACTCTCCATACTCTCCGAAAGTAATATCATTTACACCGTCATAAAATAAGCCGCCCGGCTGTACGTCTCCGTTCTCGTCTTCGTGTGTTCCTGTGCTGCTATAGTCTTCAAACCACGATTCAGCAGCTACTCCGTAATTAGTACGACGAATCATACGAATAAAGCCCCTGTGGTACTTCTTAAATTCGTCTATTAGCTCCCCTGTAATTGCTGTACTCTTTCCGGTGTCTCTGCCTGCCATAATAATATTATAGTCAGCATTTTTCTTTTTGATTCGTTTCAAGCTCTGATATTTCAAGTCTGTTCACACTCCTATTTCATTTTTGTTCCACAGTATTCGCAGTACTTATGATTATCACTAATGCGGAAAGTGTCTGTACTTTCATACCCACAATCTGAACAAGTTGCTACATAGCAATGTAAACCCACTTCATAGTGTTCATTTTCCCACTGTCCACGCTTTACAAGCTCTACATCTCCGGGAGTTATCACCAATTTAGCAGATACTACCAATGATTCAAGATTATTTCTTATAACTTCTGCAATGTATTCGCCTTCGTCAGTATCTGCCGCATTGCCTGTTATAGAGCATACACGTTGCACATTGTGGATTGAAACATACATATCCTTTGTAGCTTTTGCGCCGCCACATTTACAATTATAGCAAGCTTCTTTACAGTCTGTAGGGTAAAAGGTCATTAAGCAGTTTCTTTCAGCCATTTGTATCACCGTCCTTCATTGGCTTAATCTCACATACCGTAAACATACAGCCATCGCATACCGCGGCGCCGTTAATATCGTAGTATGTTTCAACATCATAGTGGATTTTGTGCCCGCAAATTATACATATCTCACACTTGTCCTCTTTTTTGTCATTCAAAAATATTTTCATAATTTTATCAGTGTATTCGCTCATTTCTTCTCACTCCTTCCCATTGTTCCACGTGAAACAATTGCACCAATTTGAATTATATCATATGTTTTTTCATTCAATGCCCGTTTATGGATAAACATAAATGCGTCACTATACCGGGGAAAGTAAAGAACTTGCAAAGCTCTGTTGACTACAGCCGCCCCGGTAATTCCGTTCCGTATCCAATACATACTATATGCCCCCTTCTCCGCAGCTATATTTAATAACGTTGCTGCTGTATTCCCGTTCAACTTCACAGCTTGCAATATAATCTTCACAGCGCTGTAAAAGCTCTGCAGGGCTTTTGTCTGTGATTGTAAATGTAGTACCATATGAATTGATAGCTGTATAACTGAAAGGCTTTTTGCATAATATAACGCAATGCAAGGGCTGTAACGCCCCTGCATATTCAATTATATTTCCGTCAGTGTGTATGTGATGATTAGTACAAAAAGCATCAGCTTTCTTCAACTCGGTTTCCGTCATTGCATCGAGCTTCTTTTTGCTTCCGTCAGTGTAGTAAACTAACATATCTCCTTGCATCTTGTAAACTGCGTTAATTGTCTTCATAATCTGTCCCCCCTTGTATAAACGCAAGCAGAACAGCGGAAGCGCCTGCAAGTATTGAAGTACCTATTATATAAAGCATCATTGTTTTATACCTCCTCATTTAACCAATCTGCTATACACTTGTTGCAATTAAAGTCGCTTATTGTTTCGCATTTAGGACAGGCAACAAAACCGTCAACGAAAAGGTCTAGCACACACATACTAGTTATCATATTGTCATTCATTTTGACAAGTAAATCATAAATATTGGTGTTTAGCAGCTTTTCCCGGTTAGTCATTTGTTTCTACCTCCTTGCAGTGTGTACACAAAGCATTTGTTATTCTACATTCACCCTCAAAATTGAGATTATCACAATAGTTTGTGATACCGTATATATTATTTACATCTATCTTGAATGTATCAACGTAGTTATCAATAGCTGCCTGCATTGCTTCCCCTATCTTGTACGCCTGTGAGTCAGGTTCACAAGATAGTAACCAATCAACAAATAACTTGACGTCCCTGGGGTCTAATGTCATATTATGGAGTATAACAAAATCTTTGTAAACGTTCATTCTTCATCGTCCTTTCCGATTGTCATAATATAAGATACTATTGTTATTAATAAAGATGCTGTGAAAGCACCTAATAAAAACATACCTATCATTTTATTTTACCTCCTTAAAATAAATATTTGTCTGATACTGCGTAGACTGCGGATTGTGCTGAGATATTTTAATCTGCCCAGCTCTCTTACCCTTTACCACCACAACGGCTTTTATATCATCGCTTGAAAGCTTCTTTGAGATATACCCTCTTTGACTGCCTTTTCCGGAGTACATAAGTACCCCGGAAACTACAAGCTTTCTGATTTCTGTATAGCTCATACCGTTATATTTTTCTTTGAGTTGCTGTAAAGTCATTTTGCGTTATCCTCCTTTATCATTGTTGGCATTAATAAAGCTAACGTGTACGGCTCTGAGTATACAAGTATTATTGTTTTGCCGTCTTTGCCTGTGGTATAATATTTTGTATAATTGTCTGTTATAACGTTCTTTAATGCCTTTGGAATGATTTTGTTATTAATATATGCTGCCTGTTCAGTATCATTGTAAACAAGTTTTATATATGTTTCCTTGTCTACTGTGTAGGTCATTTCATAATGCAATTCATAGTTGCAAGCGTCTTTTGCAGGCATATTGTGCGTAATGTGAAATGGTGTTGTAGCACTGAAAATATTATACATATTTGAATTGTATATGAAATATCCTGTAAAGGGTGTTGCAAAAAATAAACCATCTGAGCTTTCTAGTATTGCTGGTTGTCTGCTTTTCTTTCCTGCATATTCTATACAAGCCTTGAAACCTTCCAGGCTTAAAGCATCTAATATTTTTACTATATCTTTCATTTACTTTTCCTCCTTCGCTGTGATAGCTTCTTTCAGTTCTGTGTACTCTTCATAGCTGATAAAGCCATATCTGAGCATCATTATTAACTGCCCTGTGAGCATTGAATGATACTGCTTTGTGTGAAGTCCAGGGCAGTCGCTTTCAATATCGTTCTTGATTTTTTCAAGCTCCTGCGCTGTAATGCGCTCCATTGTTTCAAGTGTGTACAGATTTTTCATTGTGTTTTCCTCCTTTTATTTTTATCCGGGGGAATTTCCGCCCTCGGTCGGTTAATTGTCTTAAACTTCAACCCAAATTTCATTTAATTCATATGCTTTGTTATATGAAACGTTTTTGAGTTTTGCTTTCTGTTCGTAAAGCTCAAGCATTCTGTCAACGTTGTGACCTTTTTCTTTGCAATAATCAACAATAAACTCGTCATAACGATTTGATTCTTTGTTGTGAACGGTCACAATAAATGTTGTGTCAGAAAAGCAATTTCTTTTAAATGTCTTAAGTAAAATCATAATGTACCTCTTTCCAGGGTTTTACCCCTGCTTTATTTTCTATATACATTATATCCCTTATTCGTAGAAAAGTCAAGTCTATTCGTAGAATTTATGTATATAAAATTTATATATCCCTATATTAAATACCAAATCGACCTAAATTGTATTCCATAGGTAACAGTGCACCAAAATTGCGTTGATTCAGCGGTGTTGTATATCCGCTATAACTTCTATCCCTTACAAGCTTTCCCGTTTGATCTGCCGGAATGATATGCGGCTTGAATAGTTCTGCAAGCTGCTTTTTCACTTCTTCCACATTCTCTTCCGTATAGTCTACACCTTCCCACTTTTCCAAAAAGTCTTTTAGATAAACATCCGCCTTAAAGCCGGAAATGGTGAAACCTATATGCAGCTTTTCACGGTCTTTTCCCCTGCATACATCAATGTGCTTTAACGTTTCTGTGGTGTAAAATTCAAGAGGATTTCCGGCTGTTTCGCAATCAACACTACCAAAATTGAAAACGTTTCGTTTATATGCCTGTGTTGTATGCCCGTAGCACCAATCATTAAACAGCGTGTCCGGGATATTATTACCCTTTATACTGTCTGTTGCCCAATAGAACAATTTACCGCCGTTGTTTATAGCGTGCCAAATCATACAAGCTAATTCAAAACGTGTCCACGCTGCGATATATGCCCCGGTGCAATAGTGTATTTTTGTTTTTGTTATACAGTCTTCATAATTCTGTTGTGATACTGCCGTAATACTATACCAATCGTTTCTTTGTATCTGCATATCATCGTGTATTGGTGCTTGATATTCCTGTCCAAATATACCATTGAAAATGGCTTTTATACGTAAAAGCTCCCCGACCAAAAAATCTACATAGTTTTCCGCTGTAACTGCTCTTTTTGTGTATTCTTCTGCACTGCTTTCCTGTATGATTTTTAGTAATTCATCATACTGCAACTTTTTAGCCTGCTTTGTAAAGCCCTTGTATAGCTCCTTATTTGCTCCATAATATTCAAATTTGCGTAAAACGTATTCGTCACAGTTTACTAAAGGGTATTCATAGCCTTCTAATATTTCTATATTGTCATATTCATAAAAAGTCAGATGATATATTAAGTCTATACCGTATACCCATTTTATATACTGCTCTGAGCGCCTGCATTTACCGTATTGATTCACGCCATTATAATTATAAGCCTGCCGTTGCAACTTCTCATTTCTTGCAGTACCTAAAGCCGCTTTGCCTGCTCCCAATGAGTTGATAATATTACCGTTTATATTCTTTTCCCGTAGTCCGGTAAACTTTATAAGCAATAAGTAATCGTGATACCCTGTATAATCGTTATAAAGAAATTTCGGATTTTTCATCATTATTTCTGAAATTCCTTTTAGCTCCCTGATAACTGTGCTATAACGTTCCGTTGGTATAGCTTCGATTTTATCCCCCTGCGGAAATAGCTTGTTAAAAGCCTGTGACGGGTGAGCGCTTTTAATATCAAAGCTGTGTACATCGCTATGCCATTTATCACATTCAAGAGGATTTACACCAATCAAGCCGCCACCAGATGCATTGAAAAACTTTTGAAATAAATCTTCGGAGGGCATATTGAACATATATGCAAGCTGATTGTGCTTTTTCTCTAAAGTGTTGTATTTCTCCTTACGTTGTGGCAATGGTATATTCACATCGTAGTTATATTTACAAGTGTTGCGGCTGTGCTGCGTTGCTGATATGGGTAATTGTGTTATATCCTTGTATATTTCCTGTTGCTCCTGTATTTCAAGTATTGCCCTTAGTGCTATTTCATTATCACGCTGATTGTATGCTCTGTCAAGGTCTGTCAGCGCTTCCGGGTCTGTCCTTGTCTTTTCGTAATTATAAGGCAGTTTCGGCAGCTTGTAAGCTTCTCCAAGATTTCGGATAGATTTATTAGTCATTAAAAAGCTATCACGTATCAGGAATTTGCACGGGGCTATATAATACTGTCCGTTCTTCGGGTCTAATATTCCCGTCATTACCTCTATACTCTTTATATCGTGCGTTCCGTTTGCAATAACTGATAATCTTTTGTTGTCTTCCGGCTCTGTGATAAGGTGTAGTAAGTTAGTGTTATAGCGTATATAACTATACTCATAATCTAAATTGTGAGCAGTAAATAATATATCCGCCCCAGCTTTGAACATTCTGTAAAGCTTTCTGAAAATCCTGTTATCGTCTTCCGGAGTGTAGCAAAATATAGAATTTATCTTTTTCGTTTTAGCGTTGTAGATATAGAAGTTTGAAAGATATTTATGTGTTAGAGGTATCAGCATTAATTTTTTGTTATGTGCTTCATTGAAGTTATCAATAATTTCCTGTGCAGCTTTTACATTGTCTCTGTCGATGTATCTTGTCTCTTCCTGTCCTAACTGCTTGCAAATGTATTCTTTAATTCTCTGCGTACCTTTGCCCCTGCCGATGTGCTTTAGCTGTGGTAATAATTCACGGTCTAATAAATCCATTGCAAGCATTTCATAATCATCATCACTTATTGCCTGTCCGTCTATGTCTTCAGCAACATCGTATATTACACTATTTTCAATATCATAACATACTATGTATTGTTCCCCCATACGGGGAAAGCCCTTGCTTGCAAAGTATCTTTTTTGCCCTCGTTCATATCTGCTTATATACATTATATATCCCCTTAAAACTCTTGTATTTTCGGCTTTCCTTCACGCTGTTGTATAAACTTCTCAACAGCGCTTTCAATGTCTCCGCTTTCTGCATCGTCATATGTTCCCTTTGCCTGCTCTAACTCAAAGCGACTTTCTGCATTGCCTGCACTTGCAAGTATATCATCGAGCTTGTTTATTGCCCTTTTCAACTTGTTCAATTCAAGTCTGTTCGCTTTCCTGTTTTTCTTTTCGTCTTCGAGCATTTCCATTAGTCGCTGCTGAGTCTCCCGAACTTTTTTAATAATAGCGTGTGCTTCGTTGTAAAGCGCCGGTAATATCTCTCCTTCGTATGAATAATCATAGTATTCATCAAGTAAGTTATCTGTATTAATATCCGGTATTACAGAAGTGTGTGTTATTTCTGCTTTTGCCCAGGGTGGTAAATATTTCAATGCTTTCTTAAAATCATAACTTGCCTTGTTGATAAAATCTAAAGTCTGATTTGCTTTACCATTTGCCTTGCTTTTGATATTTGCTATTCTTTGTCTTTTATATTCTACTGCTGAAAGTTTACCCATTTTCATTACCTCCGATTGTTTCACGTGAAACATTATTCTATATACAACAACGGCAGGGCTTTTAAACCCTGCCATTGCTGTCACTGACCGTTATTAGAAAGGAGCATCTATATCAATTGTTTTAGATACCGTAGCTGCTGTGAAAATTGTTTTACTCTGCTTCTTCTCTCTGTCAAAGTATACAGTGATGTAGCCTATGCATTGTACTGTATCGCCCTTCTTGTAGTCTTCGATGCTGTCCGACTCCATAGCATCTACCGGAACATTGACCGTCAACTGGTCATAGTAATCACCACGGGGCGAATTAAGTGTAAGGTAGTCTGCTTTCTGTCCTTCGTAAATGTCCTTGATTTCACCTACAATACAGAATGTGCTTGACGGTGTACCGTCCTTTCTCTGCTTCTGTCTGTCCTCTGTTTTTCTCGTTCTTGCCATAACTTTTTACCTCTTTTCATTAAATTTTATTTACAGCATTGTATGGCTCTGCTGTAATTCTAATATACAATATTATTCGTAGAAAGTCAAGAGCTTTTGAAAATTGTAACCGTTTTGTAATATGTTCCACGTGAAACAATATAAAAAGCACCTCCGGAGTTATTACCCCGGAAGTGCGAACAAAGGGAGAAAAAACAGATTGTAGAACGTAGGTTCATACATATTATATCATTGTTATTTGAATTTGTCAAGGTGCATTATTAGTATCGTATGTGCCATAGCTGCCGCCTGTGCTTATATGCCATACAGTGATACCATCATTAAATAGCCTGTCTATCTGCTCCTTGTGGTCTTCCGGCATTGCTCCATAAACGTTAGAGCCTACCGTCTTACAATAATTATAGTGTGGTCTGCTGTTTATCTGTGGTGTTTTGGTAATTGAAACGTTATAGCCATAACAATCAAAGTATCTATCAATTATTTCCGCATACTCTGCCTTAACGCACATATCAAGTACTTTTATACCACCTTTTGCCAAATATAAAGCAGCGTTTCCGCATAACGTTCCTTTCATCTCGTCAGGTCTGCGCTGCATATCCTTTAAGCTTGCGAGCCATTGAAAAGCATTTTCTGCACTGCCTATAACATTTAATGCACTATTAGCAGCCTGTTGATAACTCTGCGCTGAAAGAGCACCAAAACCACTTTTCACAACGGCCCCGGCTTTGCTGTATAACGTCAAGTCAACAACATTTTTATTCTGTGCATACCAAGCGGAATAAGTATCTATGTTGTAAGCAATAGGACAAAACTGTGAAAAAGACACTACTTTATCTATGGCGTTTGTTTCTCCGTTGTAGTTCTGCGGAGAAATTGACAGTGTAGGTGATAATGATGCACTATAGGAAATTACAAAATTATTTGTAGCGGATATTTTTTCATACTCAATCACAGCATTACTGCCGTTAGAAGATAAAACATTGATATAGTTGTAAGGATATGTATACAGTTTATTATTATGTGGCGTGTAACCGTCCAGGGCTGTGAAACTACTATATAAATTAAGCCCGGTTTGTGAATTACTACCGTCTGAAATAATATATACCTTATTTGTTCCAATCTCTGCCGCAACGTCCCCCGGAATATTTACTTCCGTAACATCGACCAAATTTTTTAATAGCGGAATTATGCCAATTATCGAATTAGATTTATTAATTTCTGTGATGTACTCAATGAATTTTCCCAGGTCACTTACACTTTGCGGAGCTATGATATATGCACAGTTTGCATTACCGCCTATGAATGTATCATAATCTCCCTTTGCCGTGAAAGTGTGTTCTGTCATAAATATAGCTGCATAGTAATGACTATCAAATACAAGGGAAGAACGTGCGGAAATTGGTGCACACATATCATATAGAACGGAATTACATACCATATTATCACTTTGTACTTCTTCCGGAAGCGTGTGCAGTCCTCTTGTATCATCTGCAACGTGCTCCCTTTCCACAAAGCACTGCCCTAAATTTATATTACCAATATTTGAAACGAAAGCATCTACCCGGATATGCAGGCGGCTTGTCTCCGGGGCAATATATTCTATTTCATCAATAAAAGCATAGCGGAAAAAATTACCCGCCTGCGGATTGATAAATCTGCAATAGTTTACGCCTGCGCTGTCCAGTGCATCTGCGGAAATACCAACGTTAATTACATCGTGTTCACGAATATATGTAGCATTACCATTGAAAGCTGTATATGCAATATTAGCAACTTGATTATTGCTTGCAAAGTAAGCATCACGGGCTGCTGCACTTGCAAAGTCTATAGTTTTATGCCCTGTACGCTCCAGGCGGCAGTTATAAAGAGTTAATGAGCTTATAGGCTGTGGCATATGTGTAAACCTCCTTTTATATTACAGGGGCAGTATATACCGCCCCTGCGCTGATTTTATTAATATTCCCATACAGGGGGATTTCCATCAAGATACCACTGATAAAATTTATCTGCATCTGAGTTTACATACTGCGTTCTGCCTGCTGATGCATTGCTGTAGTATGTCATAACATTAGTTGCATCAATAGCATTTATCTTTCCGTCCTTGTTGGTATCAGGTGAAACAGTTGTGTCAAGCTGTAATCCTTCCGGGTGTTCTGTGTTGTAGTCTGCCGCCCAAGCTGCCCAGGTGAGTGACGGGTCTGTGCTTGCTGCCCCGTAATACTGCATAATAAGGCTTGCAGTTCTGTTGTCAAGGGGAATTGTTTTGTCTGTAAAGATTTTCACGCTTGCCTGGTATGCTTCCTTTTCGCTTGTTGGTGTTACACTCTTTCCGGCATAAAGCACTAAATCACACTGTGCTACAGCTACATTTGATATATCTGTATCTGTAAATGCTGTACCATTGATAACGCCTGCACCAAGTGTAATTGATACCGTTCCGGCTGTAGCAATAGCAATAGTGTATGATATATACCCGTCTGCATTATGTGCAATACCAGTGTATGATGTGCCGATATGGAGCATATCACGAATAACAAAGCTTTCACTGTTACTATCAATAGTTGCAGAAATTCTGTAAACAGTATCAACAGCATTTTCAACAGGGGATAATGGTGTATATGTAGTTGATATATTAACGCCGGAAACGGTTGTATCTTCTGTAGCGTCAATATATACCGTTGTTCCCTCTCTCTGCATAGAAATAATAGCGGCTGTGTTCTCTGCTGTCTGCTCCTGTAATACCGGGATTGTGGTAGTTAATGCCGTTGTAAGCTGTTGTCTTACTGTTGTAACATATTCTACAGCGTCTTTTGCTGTATCGTCATACCAGGTATATAATTCATTTACAACAGGCTGTAACTCTGCAATGGCTGCTTCGTTTGCTGCAATGCGCTCTTCGTGATTTTCAAGCGTTGACTTTACCGCAGCCATATCCTCTTGAAGTGCATCAATTTCCGCTTCTGCAAGTGTTAGCCTTGTTTCGTGGTCTTCTACCTTTGCCGTGACCTTTCCGAGCCACTCCATATATGTATATGAATCATTGTAAAACGCAGGTACGGTGTTCCAATTAATCATATTTGCTTTACCTCCTTAAAATACTTGCATAAATAGGTCTGCAAGTCCTCTGATTATCTCTTCATCAATGTTATCTATAGCAGCTTTGAAATCCTCATATGTTTTATATGGACTCTGAGAAGTACCGAAACGGTGCGTGTCTCTATCATCAAAAGAGCGTTCATTTTCATTCACAGCACCATTTGCGCCGCCGTTCTTTATGCTTCCGGTCTGCCCCTGCGTACTTGTTTCGGTGTATGTGGTATTAGGGGAAATGTTTTCTTTTGATACCGTTGCACTGCTCATATGTGACGGTGAAGATGGGTCAAGGGCTGCAATGTTCTGTGGCGTATCGAAATTGTATTGCGAATTTTCCGCTTGTGATGCTCTGCCGTTCTTCATATGTACAGCATTGTACATATCGGACTTGTTGTACTCTTTGCCACTTTCCTGTATATGTTCATCGAAAGTATAAAAGTTTTCCGGAACTTCCATAAACTTTTCAAGCGCTGCATATTTTGCATTGTAATAGGGCATTACTATACGTAGCCTGCTATTCAGATAATGCTTGAAAGTCTGCGGAGTTTCAAAGCCTATCTCTTGCATATAATAGTAATCAACTATTTTCTTTTTGAGGTCTGCTCTGTGCTCTTCCCGGTAAATTGGAAAGGGGTCTACACTGTCCCATATATCGAAATTAGCGGCTAAAAGGTCTTTTATTCGTATTGTAAAATTAGCCATTTTCGCCGCCCTCCTTTGCAAGAATTTCAGGCTTTTTCGTTTTGTTTTCGTCAAGCGTTAAAGCGCCTTCACCGTTAATGTCATTGAACTGTTCAACAGCTATTCTTCGGGGAGCTTCGAAAAGGTTTGAAAACTTCTCCGTCAAATCTTCTGCAATTTCCGCTTCGCCTGTAATAAGGCGTTCCCTCTTTTCGTCAATGGTATTTATGCCGATAAAGTTTAATGCATCGTTATATTCATTCTGTTTCTGCGCATAAAGTTTGTCAACTAAATACGGGGCGTTGAGGTCAAGAACTTTCACCTTTTCCCGTATTCCCCCGGCTGCGGAATTTGTGAAAACAACTTCTGCCATTTCCTTAATTTTCTTGAAAAGATTTTTAACGCTGAACTGCATTTCCGGGGTAGTTTCGATGATGTACGGGGTTTTCTGTGCATCTATGTTTATATCCATTACCCTTTCAATGTGTGCTATTCTGTCACAGTACTTCCAAAGCCAAAAGCTTGTAGGAATACAGTAAGCATTATTCTTTATCCAAATAACTTCACTGTAATTATATATCTTTGCCTTTTCCCCGTTCCACGTGTAAGTTTGGAATTTAGTTGGTAAACCTTCTTCATCGGGCTTTCCCAGGGGAGTGCAGCGGAGAACTACCCATATTTTCCCACTTCTTGCAAGCAGACATTGACCGTAATAATAAAGTAAGTATTCGATGTATTCCGAAAGTCTTTCATACGGTTTAATTATTGAGCTTTTCCACTTGAAACGGTTTTGAGCTATCAGGGACAAAGCGAAATAATTGTTGTTGTATGTGCTAAGATTTCGGGGCGTTCCGTCTGTACCATATACCGCTTGTATGTTGGTAAATGCAATTGTAGCCGGGTTTACAGCTTCCCAGTTTATTGACATTAAATCGATTTCAGACATTGCTTTTTACCTCCTTTTTAAGATATGGGCGGCATATTTCAGCCGCCCGTATTTTTGTTTCACGTGAAACATTTTATGACCTTGAATAATATGTGTTAGCTGCATAAACCGGGGCAGCATCGAAATTATTCTTAATGTATGCGTCACCGGAAACACCGGATTTTGTGAAGTAATCGTTGTAATTTGTTGCCCAGTCTGCCGGAGCGTCCGAGCTTGTAAGCTTAGTGTATGTGTACGATGTAAATGCTATGCAGTTTGCGAACGGGTCAAGTGCAAGAATTGCCTGTCTGTAGTAATAGAAACTGATAGAGCAAGAATCAGGATTAAAGAAACTGTATGCTCTTTCAAGTACCTTTTCAAAATGTAGCTTGCTATCATCGAAAAGAATTGCGTTTACCTTGCCTGCATCGTCAATCTTATCTACTACAAATACCTTGCCCATAATCTCCGCTTTGTCGATGTTGAAAGCAGCTGCAAGAGCATATACATCAACTACAGCGCTTGTCTTTGCTGTAAGAATGATTGAAATGCTGTCCGCATCGCTCCAAGTCTTTACCTTATGGGCTGCGCTATCCGTCCAAGTGTTATACTCGTCAGAAGGGAACTGAAAACTAAGGAACTTTTCACGGGCTTTTACAAGGAAAGCTTCCGCAGTTGCCTTGTCGGTAATATCTGCAATAGACATTGTTACCATATCGCCGTTATTGAAGCCTGCTGTCATTATCGCCTTCATTGTATCAAACTCTTCAATATTTGCATCTGAAACAAGGCTACGTGAAATACCGTCAATAAGTCTTCCGAGGTTGTCCCAGGTCTGTACAACGTTAAGAATCTGCGCATCGCTGTAACTCTTCTTGTATTTCTTGCCGTAGTTCTTTTTGAAGAAAATCTGCTTAATATCAGGCAGCTTGTCTTTAAGAAGGTCGCCATTTATGCCTGTTCCGGCTGTGTCTGCTTCCGGATAAAGGAATGTTTCGCCCGTCTGCGGATTGATATAAAATTCACTTTCTGCTACACCGTAAGGCAGTTCACCAGTTTTAAATCTTTCAAGGGGATTGTTGAAGAATCTTGAAAGAATCTGCTGCTTTATGATTGTATTTGTAAGTCCTGCGAAAAAGCTGTTAGCCATATCTGAATCTGAAAGAATGTTTGAAATCCAGGTATTTGCATTATCGCTCCACGCTGAATCAGCGCCGATACTCTTTGTAATCTGCTGCGCTATCTTCTTTGCAATATCTCCGGTTGTTTTCTGCATTGTGATTTTCCCTTTATTCATTTTTAATACCTCCATTATTCATTATTTCTCTTTGAGTGTTCCTTCATAGATTTTCCCGTCTACTTCTATTTCAACAGTAATTGTCTTTGCATTTGCCTTTGTTATTGTTGCCTGTGCGGGTACTCTGTACCCGTCATCATATGTGCCTAAAGCGTTTGGAATACCACTAATCTGTGAAACGTTGTATGCGTTTCCTTTGCTGAATTGCGGGCGTATACAGTAATGGCAATGGCTGCCT